ATTTTTGGATCATCTTTTTCTTCTTTTGGTTTGTTCTGATCTGATGTTGTTATTAAACTGCCAAAAGTTCCTGGAGTTTCATATGGATCTTGATTACCACCACCGAAACTGTCACTGCCACCTCCACCTCCGCAAAGACCACCCATCACATTCTCCTTCTTGGTTGTTGCATCATTGGTTGTTGTTGTTGCATCATAATATTTGCGAGAGCACCAACATTGTCACCAAACATCCTCTTTTTTATCTCTTCTATCTTTTGAAGTAAATACTGATTCATATTTATATTAGCAGCAGGCATTTGTTGTTGTCTCTGGCCAGAGAATGCTGCTGGGTTGATTCCTTGCATTGGTATTATTTTTTCATTCATTGCTTAAACATTTCCATTTGTAATTTTGCTGCATTCTTTTCTCGCTCTAATTGTAACTCTGCCTCGAGCTTTCTGATCTTGGATTCAAGTTCAACTTGAGTTTTGGCTTTTGCTATTTCTATATCTTGTTTAGCATCTGCTTGCTTGATCGCAATGTCCGATTGAGCTTTTGCTTGGTCAGCTTGAATCTGTGCTTGAGTCCTTTGCTGAAGTGCTTGTGCCTCGAGTTGAGCAAGTTGCTGGGCATATTGTAATGGGTTTTGTTGTTGTTGACCAACATTTTGTAGTCCTCTAATTGCTTGCATTTGTGGTGCTGCCTGAACAACTTGTGCTGCTCTTTGACTTATTAACATGTCTAGTTCTGGGTTGATATCATCAAACTCAAACTTTTTATCACGCACATCTGGTAAATTAGGCAATGGCATACCAATGCTTGCCTCCATTCTTGTGCGATACAATAATGCAATATGTTCAGCAACATGGGCAACGAGTATTGGTTGCATGCCTTTTGCTCCTGGATTGCCACCAAGTGATGGGTCTGACAGAAACTGTAAATGAACTTGTATGTGTGAATCGTGATCTTGTTCTGGGAATGCTCTTATTGGCTTGCCATACATAACAGACATATTCTCATCAATCGGATCTAGTCTTGCTGCTTCTGTTGGCTTTTTTAGAATCTCATCAATGTTTGGTATTCTGATTGCTTCATACATTCTTTTGTATGCTTCATAATTATCATGCAGGTTTGGTGCTGCTTTTGACATTTGCAATACTGCTTGTGCTTGTGCTATTCTCTGGGCAGTACTAAATATGTTTGGATCACTGACTGGTATTATGTCAACTCTGTCATTGAAGTCTGCAGCAAAAACTTGTTGTGTTCCACCAGCAACTGAAAATGAAACTCTTTCTGGTAAATATTCTGCATTTAGTTTTGAAAGTAATTTAAACTCTTGACCTTGAGAATGGTGCAGTCTTTTGTGTATTGCTGAAAATGATTTACTGCCTTGCTCTATTAACGCAACTGTAGAACCAACAGGTGCATTAGGATTAACATCGCCAACATTTAAGTCTGCTGTGCTTGCAAATCTTTGACCTGATTGTACAATAAAACCTAATAATTGAAACAACGATCCACTTGGCTCTTTAAATGGCAATGGCATAATTGCTTTGTTAACATCGTCAACTGTTGAATCTAGGTCTGCGAACTCTCCAGGATTAACTTGCAGTTCACCACCTGTCACTCTGCCTTTTAATTTAAAACCACCTTGCATATTTGAAAAAGCAGCAGAGTCTAATAATGCTCTCAAAGATCCTGTTGCAGCTTTGCCAAGACCACCAATCATGTGATAAAGACCAAAACCATAAAAACCAAGTCCAGGAAGAAATTTATAACTTACAAACCAATCTCTTCTTCGTTGTTCTTCGTCTTCTTCTCTCCAGTTTCTGCGAACACTAACAACTTTTTTCGTGTCATAATTTATTGTAACAATATATGGCAATGCGACACTGCCTTCATCGTCATCTGCATTATCGATACCTTCAAAGGATTCATAAACATGCATTTCTAAAAGTGTCATTGTCTGATCTTCGCCATCTGCAGAATAACCTTCAACACCTTCAATTTCTGCTATTGTATCACCTGCTGGGTCGATGTCATCACCTGAATATTCTGATTGTAGATAATATCCTGCATCAACATATCTATTGTAGTCGTTTTTTGGTATTCTTATGAGGTGAGTATATCTTGGTGCTGTTTGTAAATCATTTGACTCTGGTGCAACAACAAAATCTTCTGCTTTTACAAATATAGATTTTTGCCTATTTAAATCTGGATCCCACCATATCTTTTTAAAAGTTTGTCCGATCAATGGCAGGTGAAATAACATCTGGTCTAGATCAGGAAAGTATTCAGGCATCTGCTGGGTGATCTGGTAATTCATATATTCACGCACCCTGCGACCTTGTTCCTCAACTTCCTCATTTGGCTCACCAACAATAACTGTTTTCACTGGTCCATCAGAAGGATATAATTCTGCGATTGCTCTTGCATTGAACTGTGTTGCTGCTTCTGATATTAAAGGATGAACAACTGTGCTCAGACCTCTGGATGCTCTTTGATCTTCTGATTCGTCTAAACCACCTTCAGTGTCAAGTGTCCTCAAACCTTCTTTATATCTTCTTTCCCACTCGGATCTTGCCGATTTATCATTTTCATAATGCTGTATTAATTCGTCTGATTTTTTTGAAAGCTCTCTTTCATCAATAACTTCAGCAAGATTTTGATCAAAGTCAGTGTCCTCCTGAACCATGTCTTCTGCTGGGTCACCTATTAAAACATCATCACCAATATTTTCAACTTGTAAATCATCAGCTGGTTCGCCTTCAGCAAACATTGGCTCTTCAGCTTGGATATTTATTGGGGATCTAGCCATACAATGTTATCCTCTCTCTTGTTTCTATTTCGTCATCATCATAATCAGAAGAATGAGTGACAAACCAACCTTTGCGAAGTCTCAACCATGCCTGTGTACATGTGTCAACTATGTCATCATTGTCCCCAGCAGGGAATGCAGCACAAATGTCTATTAAATTTTTAGCCCATTTTCTGTTAGAAGGAAAGTAAATTCTTCCATCTTCTAATAATGCACTGCTGGCATGTGCTCTTGCTTCTTTGTCTCTATCAGGCATATACTCAATCACAGGCACACCAGCCATACGCAAATCTTGTATTAAACTTTGACCAGATGCTTTCTTTTCTATGAGAACTGCGTCTGGTTCATAATCGTAAAATGACTCTTGTGCAATCCTTCTCAACTCTGGATAGGTGACTCTGTCATACCACATATCAATAACAATAGCATTCACCTGACCATTCCTTCTGAAAACACCCCAAGTTGTTCTTGCAGAATATGATGTTTTTTCTTTCGTGCTGAATGCTGTATCCCAAGATTGAATAACATATTCAACATCTGGCAACTCTTCATATTCCCATGGCACCCACCATTCTGCTCTTAATATACCACCACCTTTTGGCATTGGTCGTTGTTGTAGTTGACCTGCCGATGCATATGTGCCAAGACTTTTCTCTAAATTATCAAGAGTTTTTTCATCTATTCTTTCTGGCCAAAGAAGCTCACCTTCTTTTGTTCTTGGATCTGTAAAGAACAATGAGCTTTTAGAAACTGTTGGATGGCCAATCTCGTATCTGGCAGGAATGCAAAGGTGATCCCAATCGTTGTCATTGGCCAAAATATGACCTGTCAAGTCTTTCTCGTGAACTCTTTGCATAATAATAACAAATGCTCCAGTCTTTGGATCATTGAGTCTGGTTTGCATTGCCTGATCCCACCAATCAAGAACACCTTCCCTGACTGTATTAGACTCTGCTTCTCTAACATTGTGAGGATCGTCAATAACAATTATGTCACCACCTTCACCTGTCAAAGCTCCGTCAACTGATGTTGCAATTCTGTATCCTGTTTTGTCATTCTCAAATCTTTGTTTTTGGTTTTGGTCTGTTGTTAATTTAAAAGAACCATCAAAATGCTTTTTATACCAAGCACTATCAATCAATCTTCTGCATTTAACTGAATCTCTTATTGACAATGAACCTGCATATGATGCAAATAAAAATCTTTTCTGCGGCTGGATTGCCCATGTCCATGCAGGAAGTGCAACTGCCACTGCGATTGATTTCATGTGTCTTGGAGGAATGTTAATTATTAAACGACGAATGTCACCCTCAACAACTGCTTGTAAATGCTCTGCTATTGCATCAATATGCCAGTTGTCATAGAACTCTCGTCCTGGCTCAACTGTTCCCCAGCTCTCCTGGATGAATGTTTTCAACGATCTCTTCATCTTCTCTGCTTTGACTTCCGTCAATGACAGCATTTTCAAGAACTCGCTCGATTGTATTAAGGTCATTGTCTGTTAGTTTGCTGATATCCAGCACCTTTCTCTCTTCTATTTGAGCTGTAACTTCAACAGCTTTTAAATCAGGGACGCATTTTCCTAATAGTGTTTTCGCAGCCATAACTCTTAATTCTGGGTCTGCACCTATTTTGCCAATGTTCTGTATTTCTCCGTCTGACTCCGAGTAAACTGGGAACATTTCTTTTCCATTCATTACATTTGCAAGGAAACCGACAGGATCTGCCTGTCCCATTATCCAATGAATAGTTGCACGATGATTCCATTTCTTATATCTCTCTTGTCTTGGTTGTGGTGGTTTTTGATTTTTCATTGATTCAACTGATTTGAACTTTCCATCCCAGTTCTCAGTTTTTACTTTTGGACCATTGTTAACTGGTCTCTTGACTGTTATTTTCTTGCCATTTCCTGAAACCATAATTTTCTCCTGCAAACCTTTATTTTCAGTGGTGAACTGTTAATTAACTGTATATCTTATTTCTGGGCAAAAAGAAAGCTCTCTGTTAAGAGAGCTCCAAGTTTAATAAATATTAAATATTTGAAATGGGAGGAAATAATGTTTTTAATTATTTCTGTAAATTACTGTAAACCATAAATCATTGAAAGTAAATCCATTCAGGTTTATTTCTTTTTTTATTATATCGTGCCATTGACATTTTAGTTTTGACATAAAAATTTCTGTATGCTTCCATCGGATAAAATTCA